CCACCTACGTTGTTCACGTTCTACCTCTGCTTTTTTATCACGAGCTATTTGTTCTTTTGCTTCCGCATCCCTGCGTTCAATCATGCATTTAGGACACTCTGTCCAATGCTCGCCAAGGAAGTTTGTTGAAGTATATGCACCATGCTTTAAACAAGTGCGTTTTTCTGTTGGTCTTTCTTTGTTTATCAGTTTGTCTAAACTCATATTTTTTGTACCCCCTCACCGTAGTTTGTTGTGGCAAATGACTTTTGTTCTTTGTTAATCCAATCGGATTTAAAACTTTGCCATCCTCGTGCTTGGCACATAACCAACGCATCCTCCAAACTAATAGAAGTTTTCTTTACTTCATTTTTTATACCAATCAAAGCAGTTTCTGTTAATGGTGCTTTCTTGTTCTTTCTATGAACTAAGAAATCATCCCATGTTTTTTTGGTTACATTACGAGGACGTCTTAACGTCTTATTAATTGGTTTATGGTTATTGGTTATTGGTTTATGGTTATTGGTTAGTTGAACGTCCGTTGCACGATTGTTTAACCGTGCTTGAGCAGATGCTTTACCTGCTCTTGATGCTGCTTGTGATTTGCTGTGATATTTTTTTATTTCTTTTTCACCTCTTACATTGATCCATCCCTTACCAAGTTCCAAAATAAAAAATTCTTCTAATACAATTTTTACTTCTGCCACATTATCAGGCATTCTTATTTTGCGAGCGACCATACTGGCATCTTCATGCAATGGCTTTTCGTGCAGGTAGTAGATGTCTAAGCATCTACGGTAGCAAAGATCCTCCGTTGGGTTTAGATGCCCTGTATGGCTCATATAGTCGCTGATGTGATGAGAATAATAATGCATTGCTACTGTTTGCGATAATTGTTTATAACGTTATCCGCTGCCTGATCAACATCTTCCTGATCCATACCAATAGACTCTTTTAATCTTGATAAAGAATCTTTTGGTTCTGTTGTTTGCTTTGAACTTGGTGTGATGTCTACAAAGTTATCATCATCTACTGTCACGACAGAATTGATTGCATCATTTTTTGGTAGTCGTTTTGCAATACGATGAATAACAGTTTTCTTGGCCATCTGGTCAAACCATTTAACCCAAGGTGAATGAGAAGATGTACTGCCTTTAGACACTGCACGACATTTTTCTATTTCTGCCATGTTCATTACTTCGTAATACTCACCTCCATTAGTGGTGACAGCAACTGAATATACACATACAGGTTTGCCACGGTCACCTGTAATTAATGGTTTATGTGTAATCTGTGGTTTTGTTCCTAGCTCGTAATCAAACAAATCATTTTCGTATACAACTTCAGCGGAAATAGTTTTTATTAATCCGCTGTTATGTAATACCTTAATAATTCCCTCGACCATAGGAATGTATTGCACAGACTGTCCATACTGCACTGCTGCTGCTTCTCTACCATCCAAATACAAACCATCTTTAGCTGCATCCATAAAAGTTTGCATCAAACTATTCTTGTCTGCCTGTAATAGTCTTGGGTTTTTATTTAGCGTTAGCTTGGCAACACTAATAAATTTGTTTACATCCATTTGCTTTGGCAAAGCTTCAGTAAATTTGTCTGCCATTTTCTCAAGTGTTGATTGCATGGCTACAAGTGGTGTGATTGCGGTCATCGTTTTAGTTTGTTTTGGGTGAATTGAAACGGAACATTCTGTATCCTTTGCGTGGATTCTGGTATGTGCCAACCATTTCTTGGGTAATAAGTTTTCCTTTACTTTCCTTGCTCATGCCACAAGAAATCGTTCCATACTTAGAAACTATCTTGGATGCATTTTGACTTCTTTCTAAAATTTGTGCTTTAATCTGATCTTTCATTTTGCCAATTGAAACGTACTCTCTATTAACTGCGTTGTACTCATCTACTAATTTGTCCATGTCTTCGTCAGCTTCTAACACCAAACCAGTTTCTGCTTGGTTACATAAGTTTTTCATTATGTACTGGGCATCTCTGGTGTAGTCAATGTCAGGAGGTATTCCTAACTTTATTCTTTCCCAGAAATTTTGTACCTTGCCTTTTAAAAGTTTGCCAATCCTTGGATCTCTTTCACTACGCACAACTTTCATTGTGTTACCACCAACAAGAGCTACTATGTAACCTACGTTGTAACCTGTTATTTCTAACTGGTGTTGTAATTGCAAAGCTATATGTTCGGGCGGTTCTATGTTGTACTCGTCATGTTCAATCCAGTTCTTACGGTACGCCATGGCATCTACATTTTTTATTTCAAGGATCATTGGCTCTTCTTCACTTACAATTTTGTAATCAAAAGAACTTCCCATCCTTGTTTCTTTGTCACTCATGTAGACATCAAACTGTTCAACTTTGAATTTGTTGCGTTCTGCAAACTCAAGTGCAATTGAATCTTCTAAACGTCTACCCCATGCCATACGTTCATTGTCATCTATGTTGATAACGACTTTATCTTTTTTCTGATAATAAAGTTCAAACTCTGTTATGTATGGGTTGAGATTAAACAGTGCTGATACCTCTGTTGAGGTGACATCAAGCAATCTGTTTTCTAACCATGATTGTTTGTCTGTAATTGGATATGCAAGTGCGGTCATAATTTTAATCCTCCTTTTCTGTAAAAATAAGTTTGCAACTTTTCTGTTCGTCATAAGAATCAACATCAACATCCCATTCAAATGGGCATTGATGTTCAATCAACCATTCATAAAGTTTTGATTTGTTCATGATCAAACCTCCATAATGTGTTGGATTTCAGGTTGACCAACGTTTGTAGTCACTTTCTCCCAAGGTGTTTTGTTTATAGCAGAGTTATTTCTCTGAACTATTTGTGCTGCTTCAAGAACGCTGTCTGCTTCAACAACAAAAGTGTGATGAATAATCTTTCGTTCTACGATTTCGTATTTTTTGGTCATTGGTCTGAATCCTGTAATTCACACTCCAAACGTAATTCTTCATCCCAATCTTCTGGAGTGTGGTCAAGATAGGGAAGGCTGGACAAGTAGTCCAACCTTTTTAGTTTCTGGGTATCTGTCATTGGTATCTTTTGCTAACAAAGTTATCCCAGACATCGTCATGACACCATAAGCCATGCACCTGTTTTAATTTTTTAGTCTTACCCCTGCTATCCCAACTGTCGTAAATAGCACCATCTTTTACAGCTACAAAATGCTGGCATTGCTCAACAATGCAAACACTTGGTAACTGATCGACATGAAACTTAGCACTAAAAAGACCATGACGACTCCAACGTCTAAGTTCTGTGTTGTAACTTTGGCCTATTGCATGAAGGATAGAAGTCATGTCACCTGCGGTCATACCACCGTAGGAAGTTTTGTATCTAGTCCTGTAGCCCCAGCATGGTTCAGAGTATTCATAATCATTCTCTTGAATCCATCTGTCGGCATAATATTTTACTCGTGAGTAATCTGTGCCAGTAGCTAAAGTAATAGCTCTAACTCCGCAATCACCATGGTCTTCCTTTTTAGGATGTGGATTGCGTTTGAAAAAGTGTAGTCCTGTTGGATGTGAACTTTTTGGTAATTGAATTGTCATTCGTTTTGTAAATAAAAAATTTGTAAGGGACGAATTGAAGGCATAACACCTTCGTAATTAAGTGTAGCATATACTGCAACACCTGTCAAATATCAATTAATCGAAGGCATCTCTTTTCTTTAGTACTTCTACCTCAGAAAAGCATCTGGGGCATCTTAAATTGGTCATTACTGAAAATTCTGGATACTGTGGCATTGACTCATCAATGTCTATATCAGTACCTGTAATAAGCAAATTAGTATCGCACCAATAGCAGTTCATTCTCTTCCAAAAATAAGTTCATGGGCTGATAGTTCTATACCTCTATCCCATGCTGTTTCAAGCAGCTTTCGTTGGATAGATGTTGGTATAGTGCCATCTCCCTTCTGCCATTTAGATACTGATGCAGGGTCACGATGTATTGCCCTAGCTAATGCTCGAACACCACCGAACTCAGCAATGGCCAATTGTACTGGTGTTTTAATAGTTGATTCCATAGTTCTATATTGCCATAAATGCAACATTAATACAAGTAATTGGGCAAAAAAAAGAGGGTTGTTACACCCTCTATAAATCTTTTTTTAATTAGTTGGTAAGAACAACCTGCTAACTGGTGGTCTGGCATTTTTTTCTAAATACCAATCAATACTAGCTTGCTCTAACTCTGTAAAGTTAAGCTGCCCAACTAAATGGCTGTAATCATATCCAATGAATTGTGCTAATTGCGTAATCCTTGCATAGATTTCGTTGTAGCTGTGTCTGATCTCAGTTAGATACCATTCACGATACACATTAGAATTTCTAAATTTTTTGGTGTAAGGAATGTTAGTTAAACAATCAGGTGTGCCAAGACTAACTCTGTAGTTGTGGTTACCCATATAACTTTTAAAATCAATTTGTTCACATTGCCATAGTTTTTTAAACCTTTTTAAATGGTCTTTTTCTGCACCCCAATGGTTAATAGTCAGGCCAGTTTCAAACCTTTGTATTGGTTTGATGTGTTTCCGTAATCTGTCTTCGTATGCAGTAATAAGCATTTTGAATTCTGATTCTGGTAAATTGATTTGATGTTTGTTCATGTCAAATAAGGATTAGGAATAAAAGTAAATAAGGAAATAAAGCAAAGGCCATTAGTTGACCTCTGCTTTTGTTCTGTATGCATCACCATCAAAACCTGTGAAGTGTGGTTCTCTAGCAGAATAATATCTAGCTTGTAATTCTAACCATTCTTCATCTTTGCTTTCGCTAAGTAGGCTAAACATTTCGTAATGCTGTACAAATAAACCTTGATACTTAATTCTGCATTTCCTATCAGCTTCGCTATCAGAAGTAAATCTGCCGGGAAAATTATAAGTCTTGCCGTTGTTGTGATAAAAGAATGATGTTTTGTTAAAAAATTGACCAAGATCTACATCTTTGTAATTTTCTTCTAAACGTGCAAGTGTATCTTTGCATTCTTGAATTTGCTTGTGGTTATTAGTTTGCACCGCAGCTTTTAATTCAAATTCTGTTTGTGCCTTCCAGTTAAGGTACATATGTAGTTCTGGATTAGTTGCGTTAGTCATGTGCTTGTTGTTAATTGAAATTAGTAAGTGAAGCATCGGTAGACATCCGATATTTATAGTGTTGCATATAATCCAACAGGTGTCAACAAATTAATTCCAGATATTGCGATTTTCTCTACATTTCTCTATATTATGATTAATTTTATTTATTTTTTATGACACTAGCAGCAGTTAGGCCAAAAACTATTGTTGTTGGTGTTTCTGATACTGGTCATCGAGTAGCTGAAGATCATCCAAACCATAATCCTCAGATAACTCAGGTGATCGTTGATGCACTTCGAGAACTGCACGAAGACTACGGTATTGGCTACGGTTGCCTTTCCATTATGTTTGGCATCTCTCGTGGTTATATAGCTCAAATCTGCCGTTATGAAAAAAGAGTCTCCTATCCAACTCGCTACAAAACAATCCAAGTTAGGTAGGCCAATAGCTAAACCTGATCCAGTTATCATGGAAGAAGTTTTGTTTTGGATCTCTTCCGGTAATACTTTGCGTGCTTATTGCAGACAAAAAGGTAAACCTGCTTTTACTACTATTTACAATTGGTTGAATAAAGATAAAGAATTTAATGAACGCTTCGTGCGTGCGCGTGAGGTTGGATCAGATATGATTGCAGATTCTATTATGGAGATTATGAGCGAAACACCTGAGATGATAGGAGGAGATAATCCGCGCATAGATCCCGGCTGGGTGGCTCTCCAGAAGGCTAAAAGTGATGTTGCATTAAAACTATTGTCCAAGTGGTTTCCGCAACGCTATGGAGATCGTGTTGGTGTTGATGCAAAAGGAGATATTAACTTAACTATTTCAACAGGCGTTCCACAGGTGTGAGACAACCGTTGATCAAGCTAGATTACACACCTCGTACTTGGCAAAGAGAATGCCATTTAAAGAAACAAAGATTTAGCGTTTATGCATTACACAGGCGATCAGGTAAGACAGAACTGGCCATCATGGAACTGATAGACAAGGCCATGAAAACAGACAAAGAACTAGCCATGTTTGTCTATGTTGCACCGTTCCTGAGACAGGCAAAAGCAATTGCATGGGCGAGACTAAAGCAAAAGATAGAACCACTGCGTAGAACGTCTGTAATCGAGATAAACGAAGGCGAACTATCGGTCAGGTTTAAACACAATGGAGCGATCATCAGATTGTTTGGTGGAGACAATCCTGATGCAATGCGTGGATTACGTCTTGATGGGATTGTGATGGACGAGGTTGCACAGCTAAAGAACGAGCTATGGACAGACATAGTCCAACCAGCACTTTCTGACCGTCTTGGTTGGTCGATATTCATCGGTACACCTAGTGGCATCAACTTGTTCTCTGAGTTGTACTACAAGGCCATAGACGAGAGCGATTGGACAGCTGCAAGGTACACGGTATATGACACTGACTCACTACATCCCAACGAAGTAACCCGTCTTAAACGTGATATGAGTGAGACATCATTTGCAAGGGAATATCTATGTGACTTTTCTGCCCAAGGTGATGACCAGTTGATTGCATTGGCAGATACAGAGGACGCAGCAAAACGTATATACCAAAGTGACCATGTCAAACTGTTTCCAGTAATCCTTGGTATCGACCCAGCAAGGTTTGGAGATGACCGTTCTGTAGTGTTCAGAAGGCAAGGTAAGCAAGCATTTAAACCAGTTGTATATCGAGGTATAGACAACATGGAACTGGCAGCTAGAGTAGCCAACCAGATAGAGGAACATAACCCAGATGCGGTGTTCTGTGACGCAGGTGCTGGCAGTGGTGTAATCGATAGGTTAAGGCAATTGTCATATGACGTAATTGAGATCCCATTTGGTGGCAAGGCAAACAAACCAGAGCAATACATCAACCGTAGAAGTGAGATGTGGTGGTTAATGAAACAGTGGATAGAAGAGGGTGGTGCAATACCGAATGACACTGCACTAAAACAGGAGTTAGCGACACCCATTTATTGGTACGACAATGTAGGTAGACGAGTATTGGAAAGTAAGGATCAGATAAAGAAGAGATTACAGGGGGCAGGGTCACCAGATCTGGCTGATGCTTTAGCATTAACCTTTGCCCTGCCAGTGGCCAAAAAAATACCAGAGGACATATATGTTAAAAGACGTAAAATAGCTACAGGAAAGAAGGATTATGACCCATACAGCAGACTTTAATTTTGTTCGTGTAGCACATGGTCTGGATGTAGAACCATTGCTTAAATTGTTAGACAATAAACCGGAGTTATGGAAGGAAATAGAAGCACGACAAAAGTTTACTGGATCACCACATAAAGACACAGAATGTATATACGTTAGAGGGCCACTAAAGATGAGTCATTACTACGTAATGTGGGATACAGGGTCATATGACTACCCATGCATGGATTATTTAGAGCCAGCATTAGTACCATTAATGCGTCCAATATTGGAGAAATTAGAAGTTAAGGAAATGGGTAGGGTATTAATTGTCAATTTAAAACCAAGTGGTCATGTAACCAAGCACAATGATCAGGGAACGTATGCAGACCACTACAGCAGATTCCATATTGTTCTTAGATCTAACCAATGGTGTAGTCAAAGTTGTGGAGGTCAGGAACAAAAGTTTGAGGTAGGCGATGTCTGGTGGTTTAACCATAAGAAAATGCATACAGCGGACAATGTTGGCATGACAGACAGAGTGCATATAATATTTGATTGTAAGACCAAGTATTTTTCTATGGATGGTGTGACCGTAACAGGCAAAGAAGCCGTTACTCTTGATAAATGTGGTTTAACTTTATGATTACGATCAAGTTAGCCACGGTTGACGAGATGTTGGCACAGGCAACAGTTTTGTTTGAAGAGCATTACGAAGAGATTGCTCGAAACAAACAGATAATGAAGCTGAAACCAGATGAGAAAACGTATCACCAAATGGAGGAGATGCGTAAGATCTTTATTTTGTCAGCATGGCAAGATGATGTTTTGATAGGTTATTCTGTTAACTTTGTCACTAATCATCTACATTATGCCGATCTTGTAATTGCACAGAATGATCTTTTGTACATTACGAAAGAAAAACGAGGTAGCAGAGCAGGTTTACGTTTAATAAAAGAAACGGAAAATTATGCAGCGTCACTAGGATGCAAATTAATGCTATGGCACGCCAAAGAAAACACCACTTTGTCAGCTATTTTGCCAAAAATGAAATACGGTGTACAGGACATTATTTATTCTAAGGAGCTATGACATGGCAATTGTAGGTACAATAGCAGCAGTAGCATCTGCATACACAGCAATAAGTTCGGCAAACGAACAAAGACGGGTGCAACAACAACAATTAGCAGAACAAAGAAAAGCTAATGAACAGGCACAAGCTCGTGCTACAGCAGAGCAACAAAGAACAGAACAGGAATACAACAGAGCAAACCGACAAAATGTAGATGTTACCAGTGCATTAGATGCCAGTGAATTATCAGCAAAACAAGGAGCATCTGGCACGATGTTAACAGGCACTATGGGAGTAGATCCAAACGAATTGAATTTAAGTAAGAACACATTATTAGGTGGATAACCAATGAAAACCAAGAGAGAAAAACTACTGACAAGGTGGGGTCACCTTAGATCAGAAAGGGCTACTTGGTGGTCACATTGGCAAGAAGTGACAACATATTTATTACCGAGAAATGGACGATATTTTGTACAGGATAGAAATAAAGGACATCGTAGACATAACAGTATTTATGACAATACTGGTACAAGAGCATTAAGAACACTGGGTGCTGGCATGATGGCAGGTGCTACAAGCCCTGCAAGACCGTGGTTTAGGCTAGGAACGGTAGATCCTGATCTTAATAAATATTCTCCTGTCAAGTTATGGTTAAATGATGTGACAGAACGTATGCAATTAGTGTTTCAAAAGTCTAATACATACCGGACATTACATGGAATGTATGAAGAATTGGGAGCATTTGGTACGGCAGGGTCAATAATATTACCTGATACAAAGACAGCAATCCATCATTACCCTGTAACGGTTGGAGAATATGCAATAGCTACTGATTATCAGGGCAGAGTCAATACTTTGTATAGAGAGTTTCAGAAAACCATAGGAGAAGTGGTAAGAGAATTTGGATATAACAAATGTTCAACGTCCGTTAAGAATTTGTTCGACAGGGGTAACATTGATAGCTATGTAACCTTAATTCATGCGATAGAACCAAGAGATGACAGGGAACGTGACTTTAATAAAAAAGATAATTCCAACATGGCATTTAAGTCTTGTTATTTTGAACTAGGTAGTGATGGTGATCAGGTGTTACGAGAGAGTGGATATAAAGAATTTCCAGCAGTAGTACCAAGATGGGGTGTTGCAGGTGGTGATATTTATGGTAATTCACCGGGAATGGAAGCACTTGGTGACATAAAACAGCTACAGCATGAGCAGTTACGCAAGGCACAGACTATTGACTACCAGACAAACCCACCATTACAAGTACCTAGCTACATGAAAAATAGAGATGTAGACAGTTTGCCGGGTGGGGTAACGTATGTTGAAGGTCAGCAAGGCAAAATTGAGACAGCATTTAACGTAAATCTTAATTTACAACACCTGTTAATGGACATACAGGACGTAAGACAACGTATTAATGGTAGTTTTTATGCTGATTTGTTTTTAATGCTGGCAAATGCCACTGATACAAGAATGACAGCAACGGAAGTAGCAGAACGTCACGAAGAAAAACTGCTTATGTTAGGGCCAGTATTGGAAAGATTACATAATGAGTTGTTAGATCCGTTAATAGATATTACTTTTAACAGAATGATTGAAAATGATTTAATACCACCAGCTCCACCAGAGTTACAGGGCATGGAGTTAAACGTAGAATTCGTATCTATGTTGGCACAAGCCCAACGTGCTATTGGAACTAACAGTGTAGATAGGTATGTAAACAGTATGGGCATGGTTGCACAGATGAAACCTGATGTGTTGGATAAATTTGATTCTGATTCATGGGCAGATAATTATGCTGATATGTTAGGTGTTGATCCATCGTTAATAGTTCCCGGAACAGAAGTGGCAAAAGTACGTCAGGCAAGAGCAGAGCAGCAACAGGCAATGGCGCAAGCCGAAGCAGAACAACGTGCTGCTGACAATATTGCCAAAGTTGGTAAAGTTGATGCAGGTAATGCCATGGATCTAATGAATCAATTTAGTGGCTACAATTCACCATCACCATTAGAGGTTTAATTATGGACAACAAAACACCGGGAAATTTTGGCTACGGAGATATGTCTAGTGGCTATAGAACTCGATATCAAATGATGATAGATCAGCACAACAGAGAAAAAGAAATGAAAAAAAAGAAAAAGAAAAAATCGATAATGGAAACTATTGCAGAAAAACTTTATGGAGGTAAAAAGTAATGAGTTTATACGAAAACATCCATAAGAAACGCGAAAGGATTAAAAAAGGTTCTAAAGAACGTATGAAAAGAAAGGGTGAAAAAGGTAGACCTACTGCAAAAGATTTTGAAAATGCAGCTAAAACTGCAAAAAAAATGTACCCAAAACAAAAATAGGTGTGACCGTAATACTGTATTAAGTAGATATATTAAAGCATGAGCGATTACAATCCTCTCGATCTGAAAGGTCAACAAAAATCCAAGGACAATAAAAAGTTTACGGAAAAGTTAGACCGACAGAACGAGGAATCAGATATAAAATGGCTCATGAGCAGCAAGAGGGGTCGCAGATTTGTCTGGAGACTTCTGGAGCAAGCAGGTGTATTTCGATCATCGTTCAACACTAACGCAATGACAATGTCATTTAGCGAAGGTAACAGGAACTATGGTTTGCAACTCCTTAACTTGGTTCACACTCTCTGCCCAGAACTGTATCCGACAATGATTAAGGAACAACAAAATGTCAGAAACGCTGATGACGGAAGCCAACCAAACAAATGAAGGCGACACGCAGCAAACAGTAGACGCTACAACAGAAGCAACTACTGAAACTGAGCAGCAAGCTGAAAGTGTACAAGATCAACAAGTTTCGGATGAAACCGCTGTTGAAAGTGAAACTAGCGAGAAGGAAGCACCAGAAGGTGCGCCTGAGAAATACGAGTTTAATGCAAAGGTGGCTGACGCACCAGATGAACTCGACCCCGAAGTATTAACGGCTTTCGGTGATGTCGCTAAAGAACTTAACTTGCCACAAGAAGCTGCACAAAAAGTCTTAGATAAAGTCGCACCTGTAATACAGGCAAGACAAGCTAAAGCAGCTGAGGACGTTAAATTAGATTGGGCAAATCAATCACAATCAGATAAAGAATTTGGTGGTGAAAGTTTGAACAATAATTTAGAGATTGCAAAACAATCACTCAATGCATTTGGTACTGATTCTTTAAAGTCGCTGCTTCAAGAAACAGGCTTGGGAAATCATCCCGAAGTAATTCGGTTTATGTACCGAGCAGGTAAGGCAATTAGTGAAGACAGTTATGTCGGTAATTCTGAGGGTGCGAATCCAACTGGATCACGCATACCAAGAGATTTTAACGGTATAGCCAACGCACTATATTCAAATCAGCAATCTAAATAAGGAGTTATTAAATGACTACCCTCTCAACTTCAAATTTAACACTAGCGGATTGGGCAAAAAGATCTGACCCAGACGGTAGAGTACCAATCGTTGCAGAACTGTTATCACAAAGCAACGAAATACTAGAAGACTGCGTTTTTAAGGAAGGTAATTTACCTACTGGAGAACGTGTAGTTATCAGAACTGGATTACCATCAGTTTATTGGAGAGCATTAAACCAAGGTATTCCAAACAGCAAGTCAACAACAGCACAGGTTGATGAAGCTTGCGGAATCTTGGAAGCACGTTCTGAAGTGGACAAAGATTTAGCAATGTTAAATGGTAACACTGCACAGTTCCGTTTATCTGAAGATACTGCGTTCTTGGAAGCAATGAACCAGACTCAAGCTGAAACTATGTTCTACGGCAACCCCGGAACAGATCCTAAAAAGTTTCTAGGTTTAGCACCAAGATATAGTGCATTAACTGGAGCAAACAGTTCTACAAACGTTATCAGTGCAGGTGGATCAGCTTCTAATAATAGTTCTGTATATCTAGTTGTTTGGGGTGACCAGACTGTATATTGTCCTTTTCCAAAAGGATCTAAGGCAGGTTTAACCCACGAAGATCTAGGTGAGCAGACTGTTTATAACAGTGACGGTACAAGGCTACAGGCTTTTGCTACTCGTTATCAATGGAAGAATGGTCTTGTTGTTAAAGATTGGAGATACGTTGTTCGTATTTGCAATATTAACACTACTCATTTACTTGCAGGTGATAATACACAAGCTGCAAGTGCATCTACTGCTCTTATTAAATTAATGACTAAGGCATTGTACAAAATTCCTAACATGGCAATGGGAAGAGCAGCTTTCTATATGAATAGAACAGTTCACTCAGGATTATCTATTGCAGCACTTGACAAATCTCAATCTGTTTTAGCAATCCAAGAAGGTTTATCACAGTTCGGAACAGCACAAAGCTATTTATCATTCTTAGGTGTACCTCTAAGAAGAGTAGATGCGTTGTTAACTTCTGAAGCTGCTGTAAGTTAATTTATTTATTACTAAAGGAGATCTAAAATGATTACAGACAAACTGCTTAGAGTAAGCCAAGATCAAGGAGCAATTACTTCTACAGCATTTTCTACTGACACAATTGATTTAAGTGTTGCCAGAGATGTTGGTGAAGGTACTCCTTTATACATGAACTTTGCTGTTACCACTGCATTTACTGGTGGTGGCACAGTTAAGTTTGAAGTTGTAACTAGTGCTAACTCTAACTTGTCTAGTCCTACTGTTATTGGTAGTAGCGATGCTATTACTGCTAATACAACTCTTACATTAGGTAAAAATGTAGTAGTGCGTTTAAATCCTGATATGGGTGGATTAGGCAAAAGATACCTAGGTGCAAGATACACAGTTACTGGTACTGTTGGTGCTGGTAAAGTTACTGCTGATGTAGTAGAAACAATCGGTGATGGACAGAAGTCTTACGCTTCTGGCTTTACCGTAGCTTAATAAGGAGATTTTATGCCTATTTACAGAGCAAAAGTCAAGTGTTTTGTTGGTGATTCATTACGAGAAGCTGACGAAGAATTTGAGTATAACGGAAAGTTTAATAGTAATATTGAATTAGTTGGTGGCACTGAACCTGATCTACCTGTGGCGTCAAACACAACTGTATTGTCAGATGATGTAAAACCAACTACTCAATCTATTGATTATAAATCAATGACTAAAGCTGAACTTGAAGTGTATGGTCGCTCTATTGGGATAGAACTTGATAGAAGACAAACAAAAAATACTCTTATTAACAAGCTTGAAACAGCAATTAAATAGGCATAGTTCTCATATTTGTACACAGGAGGGCTAGTAAAAATATTACTGACCTCCTTTTTTTCTAAGTAATGTAATGGCTACTGTATTAGATATATGCAATCTTGCCTTGGCACATTTAGGTGATGATGCAACTATTTCAGCATTAGACGAAGCTTCAGTACAAGCAGAACAATCTAATAGATATTATCCAATAGCAAGAGATACCCTGTTAGAAATACATACTTGGAATTTTGCTGCAAAAAGAGCAAGTTTATCAGCAGTTACCAATACTGTTGCGCAATGGGAATATGCATATGCAGCACCTGCGGACATGATGACACCAATTGCAATATTATCACCTACAGCGCAAAGTGATTATGCTACAAGAATGTCTACTGGTGATACTCCCGGAGGAATAACATCTAACTACTCTCCCACAATATTAGCTGGACACTATACACCACAGCAATTTGCATTAGAAGGAACTTATATTTATACAAATCAGGATAATGCGTTATTAAGATATCAGGCAGAAATAACAGACTCTACAATATTTTCTCCTTTATTTGTTGTTACTCTTTCATGGCAATTGGCAGCGATGTTGGCAGGGCCAATTATAAAAGGAGATCAAGGTAGGGCAGAAGCAAAACGTTGTACCGAAGTAATGCAGGGATATTTAATAACTGCAAAACAACAGGACAATTTACATAGAGATATAAAAGTGGAGCATATAGTACCTTGGACATCTGGGAGGTAATTAATGCCAACTACAAGAACATTTTTTAAATCTTTTAGTGCTGGTGAAATATCACCAGAAATGTTTGGACGTATAGATGATACTAAATATCAACAGGGCGCAGCAACAATGCGTAATTTTGTTGCCAAACCTCAAGGGCCAGCAGTAAACAGGTCAGGTTTTAAATTTGTAAAAGAAGTAAAAGACTCGACAAAAAAAGTAAAATTACTTTCTTTTAGATTTAATGTTGATCAAACTATGGTTATTGAAATGGGTAACCAGTATTTTAGATTTCATACACAAGGTCAAACATTACAATATCCTTCAACTGGTGGAACAGTTTCTGCATGGAGTAATAGTACTAATTATGTAGTTGGTGATTTAGTAACGTATGGCGGTACAAATTATTACGCAAAGACAGCACATAGTAATAGCCAACCACCAAATGCAACAAATTGGTATGCATTACCTGCTGATTTTACATATGAAATACCTTCTTCATATTTAGAAGCAGAGTTGTTTGATATCCAATATGTACAATCTGGAGATGTTTTAACAATAGTGCATCCTAATCATGCACCTGCTGAATTAAGAAGATCATTAAATGCAACTACCAATGATGTTGTTTTTAGTTTAAAAGATATTAGTTTTACAGCACCGATTGCAGCACCGACAAGTTTACAGGTAGAAGCTTATATTCCTAGTTCATCATCTACTAATACAGATACTTTTGAAGACCATACTTATGTAGTTACATCAATGGCAAGTGATGGTATAAGAGAAAGCGAACCACATAGTCCTGTATCTGTGCAAAATAATATTTTTGTTACTGGAGCAAACAATACTATTTTGTGGAATCCGATAAGCACTGCATTAAGATATAGAGTTTATAAAAGACAAGCTGGTCTTTTTGGTTTTATAGGAGAAATAAATCACAGCAGTACAACCCCAGTTAATGCTGCATATGCTACGTCTACCACTAATAACGTTAATACACTTACTATTACTAAAGCAGATCATGGATTTAATACTGGTGATTATGTAGATGTAGTAAACGTCAGTGGTAGCATTGCTGCTGGTAGATTTCTTGTAACTAGAGTAAGCAGCAGTGAAATTTCATATGTAACGTCAAACGATCAAGGAAGTGGTAATTGTACTATTGCTTATGTCCATCAAATTGTAGATAACAACATAGCACCAGATTTTTCTGTAACGCCACCAATATACGACTCTATATTTGACAGCACTAATAATTTTCCGTCTGCCGTTTCTTATTACGAACAACGAAGAGTATTTGCTGGTACTAATAATGAACCGCAAACTATTTTTATGACACGCTCAGGTACTGAAAGTGATATGTCATTTAAATTACCAATACGAGATGATGACCGTATTAAATTTAAAGTTGCTGCTCGTGAAGCAAACAGAATTAAACATATAGTTCCGTTGACACAATTGTTATTTATGACAGAAGCAGCAGAATGGCGTGTTACATCTATTAATAGTGATGCAATAACTCCATCTTCTGTATCGGTAAAACCTCAATCATATATTGGTTCTAATACTACACAGCCAGTTATTGTAAATAACAGCATGGTATATATATCTAGCCGTGGCGGTCATGCACGAGAATTAGGTTATAACTGGCAAGCTAATGGTTTTATTACTGGTGATTTATCAATTCGTGCTGCACATCTGTTTGATGATAATGACATTGTAGATATGGCATTGGCAAAATCACCAACTCCTATTGTATGGATGGTAAATACTACAGGAAAATTAATAGGTCTTACATATGTACCAGAACAGGCAGTTGGCGCATGGCATCAACATGATACTGACGGTTTGTTTGAAAGCGTTACTACAGTTGCAGAAGGTCTTGTAGATGCTGTTTATTGCGTTGTTAAAAGAACTATTAATGGTAATACAAAAAGATTTGTAGAACGTATGGGTACAAGATCTTTTGAAAATCAACGTGATAATTTTTTTGTTGACTCAGGATTAACTTATGACGGTACTAATACTAATACAGCAAAAACAGTAACAATAACTGGTTCTAGTTATGCAGCAAATGACACAGTAACCTTGGCATTTCCATCTTCATTTAGTGTTTTTAAATTAAGCAATAACAACAATACTACAGATGTTGATGATGCAATAGTTATTGTTCATAACAATGTAAATTATAGACTTGAGATTATTAGCATTACAAATGCTTATACGGCAACTGTAAAATTAGATATTGCATTGCCTAGTGCCTTACAAAATACAGCTATCAGCACATATGAAATAGCAGAAAAAACATTAAGAGGTTTAACGCATTTAATAGGTAAAACAGTAAATATATTAAGTGATGGTGCTGTTCATGCCCAACGTACTGTTGATTCTAATGGATCTATAGTTTTAACAAGGGCTGGTAGTTTTGTTCATGTTGGTCTACCTTACACAAGTGATTTGCAAACATTGCCTTTAATGTTGCAGGCAGAAGCAGGTGGTCAAGGTCGTGTTAAAAATTTAAATCATGCATGGCTTCGTGTATTAGAAAGTTCTGGTATATTTGCTGGGCCTTCAGAAAACAAGTTAACGGAAGCAAAAACAAGAACAAATGCACCATATGGTTCACCGCCATCATTAAAAACAGAAGATATAAAAATAATGTTAACTCCTACTTGGGCAGATAATGGTCAGATATTTATAAGGCAAACAGATCCGTTACCACTGACAGTTGTAGGTTTAACATTAGAAATATCTGTAGGTGGATAGTGTGACCGTAATAAAATAAACTGTATGTATAGTATAAAAATAAGAGGGTGTTGCACTAATGGCAAGAGATAGTTTTAGTTGGGAAAATTTTGGCGGTGCATTGTCAATTGGCAGTACTATAACAGGTTTAATAGGCGCAAATGCTGCTGCTGATTTACAACGATATAAATTAGAAAGTGCTGGATTAAATGCAGAACATCAAGAAGACATGGCAAAAATTAATGCCAAAATGTTAGAGATGCAAGCGCAACAAGTAGCAAGAGCATATAACAGACAAATAATGACTAAAACAATGCAAGCTGGTTTATCAACAGGAAAACTTAGAACTTCTTTTGCAGCAAGAGGAATACAGATGGGTACTGGTAGCACGGCAAATGTTTTTGCAAGTGATGCAATTATGAAAGAAATAGATAAGTTAACAATGAATTCAAACAAAGTTAGAGCAGTAAATCAAATGAGGACAAGAGGAGTGCAAGCTGATATAAGAGGAGATATGTTAGGTGTATCTGCAAACAATATGTTTGCCAGTGCATCAGCAGTAAGTCCATTGTTAAACATGACATCTACTTTACTGACAGGTGCTGCTGATTTTGCAGCAAACAGGGGTTACGGATTTTTTGACAAAGAGTAAATTATGGCAACAGTACCTATACAACAAACACCTTCAGTAGAATTAGAAACTGGTCAAGCACCATTATTTTCTGCTACTAATATACAGCCAGTACAAGATACAGGTGTTGCACAAGATATAACACGACTAAGTAATGCACAAAAACAATTTGCAGAGATAGCACTTAAATTACAAGACGAACAAAACGACATTAAATCTAATGAAGCTTATAGAGGATATCAAGAAGAAGCAGATGTAAAAGTAAACAATTATTTAAATTTGCAACGTGGTGATGCAATTGCAACAGTAGGCAAAGATGACGATGGTAATGCTATAACTGCCTACGATCAATTAATAAAAGATTTAGATGAAATAGCTGGTAGGTATCGTGATGGTCTAGATAACAGAGACCAAGTAAATATATTTAACGATAAATTTTCTGCGTCAAAACGTATATCAGTTAATTCTGCTAGTAAACATTCATTAAAGCAAAGCCGTATAAAATTAGACGAAGAATCAAAAGCTAACATTAACCTTGCAAAAAAACGTGCAATTAATAGTTTTGAAAGTTGGAATGATCCAGAAGGTGATTATAGAATTAATTATTTAACAGGTTTAGCAGAAATCAAACGTAATGCAGAATTAAATGGTCGCAACACAGACCCAAATAAAGGTTTATTAAGTTCTAAATATTTAGAAGATGTACAAGCATACAACGATGAAGTAATGAAAGGCGTTGTAGATGAATTATTTAAACTACCCGGTGGACACAAATTAGCAAAACAATTTGTAGAAGCACAAAAACCAGAAGAAATAAAAGATGTAGAAACTGATTTAGAAAAATCAATTGCAGAGAAGCATGAAGAATACAACAAAGAGCAATGTGTTAACGGTGTTTTAAATAATGATAGTAATCAAAACACAGGTAATTTTTTAGATCAAACAAAAAAATTAATGTGTTTAAAAAGCAATCATTATGTTGATGATGGCACAGGTGCATCTGTACATGATGGGCATCACAGTGACAAAGTAAATATTGCAGGTCAAACGCAAGAAAACAATATTGATACGTTAGAAAAAATAAGAAACGAATCAAAATTTTATAAGCTTGATTCTAATACAACATTAATAAATGAACATCAGACAACACATTTATTTGCTGTACAACATTTAGGAGTACAAAAAGCTGACTCTTTATACACTAAAACTAAATCACTGTACCCTATTGACCAAAAAGCCTACAAAGAAAATCCTAAATATGCTAAAGCAATAAACAAAAAAATTATAGAAAATTACAACAAGTTAATTAATGAAGAAGCTAATAAAAAATATAAAGGTGATTATGTAAATGCAATTGCTAACGATTTAGAAATAATAGAAAAGGGCATAAACTACGATGGTGAGTTTACAAGCAAAGTAAATTTTATTACAGGATTACGTCCGTTAGAAATTTTAAAAAAAGAAATAAAAGAAACAATACCAGATCCTAAACAACAAAAATATGCTTTAAAAGATTTAGAAATTAAATATAACAAAATTAGTGGTGAACGTACAAAAATTTATAACGAAAGTTTAAACGCTGCAAAAGAAATAGCATTTGCCGAAGAAGGAGGTTGGAAAAATTTAGAAGCTAACGGTATAAAAATAGATAACTTTAGTGAAAGCGATCAGGAGTTATTAAAGAAAGGACAGCCAAAAGAAACTGATGTCCTTACATATGCTGAGTTAATTAATAATCCAAAAGAAATAAGAGATAATTTACCTGCGTATATGCAAAATATATCTCAATCAGATTATTTAGGGTTAAAAAAGTATGCAGAAGATTTACAAAGTGAAGATAAATATATAGAAGCTAACGGCAATAAAGATTTAATGAAAGATGTTATGTTTAAAAACGGTTTTGAATGGGTATACAAGTCTAAGTTTGGTGGTAATGCAGCAGATTTTGGAGCTATACACACAGAATGGGTTGATAGAATAGATTATGCACAACGAATATCAAACAAAAAATTAACAAGACAACAGAAAGTTGAAATATTAAACAACGTGTTAATGGATAAAGTTAATTTACAAGGTACTTTTGGTTTTGGTAAAGAAAAAAATACACTAACAAGTACTGTCATGCCAGACAGGTTAGATGATTTATTTGTAAAAGTGAAAGTAAAACAAGAAGACGGAAGTACTAAAACTGAACAAATATTTACATCAGAAATTACTAAAGAGGTAAGTATTGCAATAATGGGTAGTTTGTATAGACGTAAATTGCCTATGAATCAACAAAACATAGCAGAGGA